CCACAGACGGACTTGCTGCGATGCCATCGCATGCCCCCGGTGGTGAGCTTCCCGGCGGTAGCGCGGAATGACTACTGCGGCGAATGGTCTTCGCCAACGATCCAGCAATTGAACGAGCGTGCGAAAGCATCCGAAGATCCCGCCGCCTCCGAAGGCTGACGGGCCGATAGGCGGGCTCACGCAGCACGCCCTGACGCAGATGAAGGACGTTCAGACCGCGCTCACCGAGCGCCGTCTGGAGGCCCTGCGTCTGTATGAGCCCATGCCGAAGCAGGACGAGATTCATGCGTGCATGGCGAGCGAGCGGATCGTAATCGGCGGAAACAGAGCCGGCAAATCATTGTGCGTGGCGGTGGAGGCAGCGAGGGCCGTGACAGGCCAGGATCCGTACGGGAAATACCCCAAGGAGGACGGCACGCTGGTGATTGTTGGCAGGAATTGGCAGCACATCGGCATGGTGATTTACAAGATCCTGTTTCGCCCCGATGCGTTCAAGATCATCCGCGATGAACAGACTGGTGCCTGGAGAGCCTTCCGCTACGGAGTGGACGACGCGCGTAAGCACCTCGCCAAGCCGGCGCCGCCATTGATCCCGCCCCGCATGGTCAAGGAACTGTCCTGGGTTCAGAAGAACGCCCACTACCTCAACAAGGCGGAGCTGACCAACGGATGGACTATCTACTGCTTCTCGTCTGAAGGCGAGCCGCCGCAGGGCTTCAAAACGGACCTTTGCTGGCTGGACGAGGATTTGAACAATGAGGCGTGGGTGGGCGAAATGCAGGCCCGCCTGGCAGACCGCAAGGGCCGGTTTATCTGGTCTGCTATGCCGCACTCCAAGAACGATGCACTCATCGGCCTGTGCGAGCGTGCCGAGAAGGCGGAGGAGAGCGGCGAGCCCAATCCGATCATCAAGAAGTTCGTCCTGCGATTCTTGGACAACAAGGCCGTTGATGACGAAGAGAAGCAGAAGAACCTAGAGCGGTGGGCTGCTCTCGGCCAGGACGAACTGAAAATGCGAGCCGAGGGTGAGTTTACCACCGGCTCCACGCTGATGTATCCGACGTTCAATGCGTCGGTCCACATGATGGGCCGCTCGGAACTTCCGGACGGTCAGATCCCGGCGGACTGGACGCGGTACGTGGCGATTGACCCCGGCCATGCCGTCATGGCTACGCTGTTCGCTGCGGTCCCGCCGGACGAGAAGTTCATCCTCTTCTATGACGAACTGTACATCCGCAACTGCAATGCCCTGATCTGGGGCGAGCAGTTCTTTGCCAAGGCTCAGAACCAGTACATCTACGCCGCCATCATGGACATGCACGGCGGTGCCCTCCGGGACTTGGGCTCGGGCCGCCTGCCCCATGAGATGTACTCCGAGGAGCTGAAGAAACGGAACCTCCGCTTCGCCCTCACGGCCCACCAGTTCCTCCCGGGATCCGATGACATCCCGGCCCGCACGGCCATGGTGCGGCAGTACATGCACATCCGCGGTGACGGGACCACCAAGTTCAAAATCCTGGAAGGTGGCTGCCCGAACCTCGTTCGGGAGCTGAAGCGGTATCGCAAGAAGACCACCACCGTCAACGGCCAGGTCTACGTGACCGACGAGCCGCAGACGCGGGGCGAGGTTCACGCCTGCCAGACCGCGGAGTACCTCTGCGCCTACGAACCCAAGTACCACCGGCCGCCGACGCAGGTTGGCCCAGAGCCGTGGTGGGTGAAGTGGCATGCCAATCGTCTGATGAGACAACGGAAGTCCGAAGACCCGTGTATTTTCCTAGCCCCCAGTGGGAGTATTAAGCGATGAGTTACGAGATGCCGAAGGCGGAAGTTGGTGAGATCGTCCTGTTCCAGACCCATGAAGGCGCCCCGCATGTGCCAGCCATCGTCTGCAAGGCGGCGTCCAGGACGGTGACCCTGTACGCCATGTCTGGGGAGGCTGGGGTGAGCATCAAGCCCTCGGTCCACCATGTCACGGACGAAGGGGTGAATGAGTTCCCGGAGTGGAAGAAGTACGGCTTCTGGGAGCATCGCCCCAAGGATCCCCGGATTTCCCTGCTTTCCGAGCGGCTGGCCCTGCTGGAGAAGAAGCTGGAGGCCCTGGAGCCCAAAAAGGCCAAGTGAGGGCATTAGTCAGTAGGAGACGCCATGTCTGACGAAAACCCTCTGCGCCCGATAGCCAAGCGCTGGCTGGAGTGCATCAAGCAGGGAGAGAAGCACAAGAAGGTCTTTTCGGACGATGCCAAGGAGGCCATGGGCTTCTACTCGTCCGACCCGAACGCCATGTGGGCCAACGAGCATGCGCGTGGCGAGCGGGGCTACAACAAGGGCATTGACCCGCCGCCGTTCCGGATGGTGGTGAACCGTGTTTTTGAGGCCGTCACGCTCTTCGGCTCGGTCATCCACCACCGGAACCCCCAGCGGACTGTGACGGCCAAGGAGTACCCGGTCATCGGGCCGGCGCTCCTGGGCGTGCAGCCGCAGCCTCCCGTGCCGCAGATGGGCCCTGATGGCCAGCCGATCATCGGCCCAGACGGCCAGCCGGTGATGATGCCTGACCCGATGATGATGGCCTACCAGCAGGCCGTTGAGCAGCAGGGCATGCTGTATGAGCGGCGCAAGCTCATCGCCAGGCTGCTGGAAGACTACCTGAACTACACGCCCAATGAACTGGATCTCAAGCGGCACACCCGCAAGGTGGTCGATGAGGCGTTCATCAAGGGCGCGGGCGTGTGGTGGCATGAGCTGTACCAGCCGCCCGGCTCGGCAGTCAGGTTCGCCGGATCCTTCTACGATTCCATCGACAACCTTGTCTGGGATCCGGATGCTGATGAGTTTGAGGATATCCGCTGGGTTGCCCGTAAGCGGATCCAGCCCATCGATGAGGTGTCCGCCAAGTTCGGCTTGTCCCGAGAGGACATGAAGGGGCACATCGAATCCTACTCTTCCCGCGCCGACCAGGGCGACCGCGGCTACGAACACAAGAAGCGTACGGGCAAGACCAACGACCTCATCTGCTACTGGGAGATTTACTCCAAGACCGGCTTTGGGGATCGACTGAAGGACGCCGAGAAGGACTTGCGCGGCAAGTTCGATGCTCTTGGCCCCAACTGCTACATCGTTGTGGCCGAAGGCGTGGACTTTCCGCTCAACGCTCCGCCGGCCATGTTGCAGGAAGAGGTGGACGAGTCTGGTGTCCCGCAGTCCATGTTCATGTCATGCCAGTGGCCGATCCCGTTCTGGGCCGAGCCGAACGGCTGGCCGTTCACGCTTCTGGATTGGCACCGCCAGCCCGGATACTCCTGGCCGATCAGTCTGATCAAACCTGGCATCGGAGAGCTTCGCTTCATCAACTGGGCGATGTCCTTCCTAGCGACCAGGATCGCCACTTCCTCCCAGACGCTCATCGGTGTGGCGAAGGCCGCGGACCCAGATATCAAATCGAAGATCCTTGAGAAGAGCGAAGGCGGCTTCAACATCGTAGAAATCTCCGAGGCCGTGGGACGCTCGGTGAACGATGTGATCTCGGTCTTCCAGATGCCTGGTGTCACCCAGGACATGTTCAACATCATCCAGGCCGTTACGGAGATGTTCGACCGCCGCGTCGGGTTGACCGAGCTCATTTACGGTATGACCAGATCAGCCTTCAGGAGTGCAGCAGAAGCTGCCGTGAAGAGCGAGCAGATTTCGGTCAGGCCCGACGATTACGCCAATACGTTGGAGGACCGTCTGTCGGAAGTCGCCCGCAAAGAGGCCCTCATGGCCCGCTGGCTGATCTACCCGCAGGATGTCGAACCGCTCCTCGGCCCTTTGGCGGCGCAAGCCTGGGGCATGCACGTTCAGAACGAAGCCCCCGACAACATCGTCAGGGAATATTCGTACCGCGTGGAGGCCGGCTCGGCACGCAAGCCGAACATCGCCACCAAGACAGAGAACCTGAACACCTTCATGCAGATCATCGCCCCCGTCTCCCAGGGGCTGATGCAGTCCGGCAGGCCGGAAATCTTCAACGCCATGCTCACCACCTGGGGCAAGGTCAACCAGATGGACGTTGCGGAGTTCCTTGTCCCGCCGCCGCCTCCCCCGCCCCCAGGCCCGCCTCCAGGCCCAGAAGCACCTCCCGAAGCCCCTCCAGCCCAATAGTCCTATATGATCCCCAAATCCATTCTTGACCGCGGCCGAGAGGCTGTCGCTACCTACGAAGCCGCCCTGCCCTACGGCGAACGCTGGGCGGAGATGTGCGCCCTCCAATGCCCTCCCGGCACCAAGGGCACGGAGAGGGCTTTCCTGGAAGGCCGGCAGAACAACGAGCAGTTCGACAGCCTGCCCAAGCGCCAGGCCAAGTACATGATCCGTGAGGCCAAGCAGGCCGGGATCAATCCCTCTGGCAAGTATTACTGCGCTGGCATTGCCGACAAGCGTGGCTGGCGTGATCCGGCCGCCTGGGTCAGCAGCAACGACGATGTGCTGAAGGTGGCCAAGGCCCGTCGCATGGCAGTCTCAGGCAGCGTGAACTACGACCCCGGCCCTGCCCCTCCGCAGCGCACCGTCTTGGCGGAGTCGATCATTCAGGACGCCGTCCGCAAAGAGAAGCGAACGAACCCCTCGGCCAAGACGAGCGAGCTGCGGGCCAAGGTCATTGAGAAGCATGCATACCGAGCGAAAGGACGAGGAGTATGAACGAGATTGCCAGGCACTTTAGCCCCGGGTCCGTGATCACGGCCAACAGTTCGGCCGCGACCACCTCGGGTCAGTTCCCGTTCGGCCGGTTCGGCGGGGCGTGCGTGATGATTGCCAACACCAACGGCGCCACGCAGATCAACTGGTTCGGGACCGTCGATCCTGGCGTGACTCCGCAGCGGATCTACGCAGATGGCTCGGCCCTGTCTACGGCGTTGACGGTCGGCATCCATCCCGTTCCGGACGCCTGCTTCGCCGTCAATCATGTGGTGCCAGTGGTTGTGGGTGCGACAACCTGCGCCATGACCGTGATGGCCAAGGGGTAGTCGCATGCCGATGAATCCGAGACTGCTGCGGCCGAAGGCTAGCGGTCAGGCAAATACGTCTTTTTTGCCAAGCAGCATTTCTGGAATGCTTGTCTGGTTCGATGCTGACGACGCCACGACCATAGCTCAAAACAGCGACGGAACAGGCGCCGCAGGTAATGACGATCCTGTAGGGTATTGGGGCGACAAGAGCGGAAACGGCGTTCACGCCACGCAGTCAGTCAACCTAAACCGCCCCGCCGCTAAATCGGCTTTGTGGAACGGAAAGCGTGCGATTCTGTTTGATGGTGCCGATGATTTCCTAGAGACGGCCGTGGCTATTGACGCTGCCAGCACGCGTGACCTTACCCTTTGCATTGTTGCTGATGTGTCCGCAGGAAACGGAAACTTTTTTACGCTAAAGCGAGACAATGGAGACGACTATATCACTGGACTTGCCATTGACTACGGGCTCGCAAACTCAACTGCCATGCAGTTGACGTTTGGGCGCGGTGCCGGAAGCACAGTCGGTGATTATGCGGACAGGTATTTTTCTTTTACTGGCGCATCTGCAAGGTTCGTAATTGTTTGGGAGTTGTCTGGCAGCGATGGAACTCTGTCCGTTTCAATCAACGGCACCGACCTTACGCAGGACATTACGGCCGGGAGTGGAAATTTGCCGACCGGAGATTTTTTGCTAACCGGCAGCGGATTGCACCGGGCATTCATTGGGGCGCGAGGCTGGGCGGCAGATAACACTGCGACGCGCTGGCACGGCGGACATATAGCGGAGATCGTTGTTTACGATTCAATTCTCTCGCCAAACAACCTTTCGGCACTTACGTCGCACATGATTGGCAAGTGGGGAATAGAATGAGATATTTTCGCACGGCATCTGACGCCGTCTATGAAGGCGTGAGGCGTGAACTAGACAATGCGTGGGGGCTCCCGTCCAACGGCCAAGAGACTTGTTACATGCCGGCCAGCAAAGCAATCAAAGACACTGATGGGCGTTGTCTGTTGGCCGTTCCAAATGAGTTTTGCGAGTACGATGCGGTCGCTAGTGTGCTGCCTGGCCTACTGGCTGCGGGTGCTGTAGAAGAAATTAGCGCAGCGACTTACCGCGCCTCTTTGCCGCAACCGCCGTACTACCGAACGATCATGCAAGCGTTCCAGACTGCGATGGGGAGGAACGTCTAGTGACCCTCTCCGACCTCACGCTCCCGATCAGTGACGCCGACGCCAAAGAATTGGCGCTGGTCTTCACGCCGAAACTCGCCGCGAGGCTCGCGGAACTCCACGCGGAACACGGCACCACCAACTGCGTCCCGATGCCTCGCGTTCTGACGGACGGCCGCCTCATGCTCTGCGGCGACGTGCTGACAGAGGTGGGGCCGGGAGGCTTGCTACAGGGGGTGTGGGAGGCGGCCGACAAGGCGGTCTTGCTGCCTGCGGTGGAGGTGATCCCTTGGAGCGAGGCGGTGGCGCTGCTGCCGGTGGAGGGGGAGTAAGTGGGCTACAGCACGTACTACGACCTAGTCGAATCCCTGATCGTCTCCTCCTACGGCGGGCCGCAGGATGCCGAGCAGCGTGACATCCGCTCTGCCATTCATCGGGCGTACAACGAGCTGACAACGATCCGGGACTGGGGCTACTACTCCGTTCACGGGCGCATTGTCACCAACCCGGCATATACCACCGGAACCATCGGAGTGACCTCCGGGGCCGTGACGCTCACTGGCGGATCGTTTGCCACGGCCGGCGTGACGGCAGCGAACGCCAAGCACTGGACGATCAGAACGGGCGACCGTTCGTATCCACTCGCCTCCTATTCCAGTGCCACGGCGGTGACGCTGGAGTCGGCCTTCTCTGGAATCGATGTGACGGCCGGGTCACCATTCACCCTGTTCCGCACCATCTACCCACTGCCGTCCGACTTCAAGAACATGGACGAGCCCAGCGATGAGTTCAACTGGTGGTCTGGGCTGTATGTGACCCCCGATGAGGCGATGAAGATCGAACGGGTGAGCAACTCGTCAGGCGAGCCCTACCACTGGACCCTGATCAAAGATCCCCACGGTGCGAGCTGGTCGATCAAGTTGGTGGGCTGGCCGACCGCCAAGGAAACCATCGACTTCACCTACCGGCGCACCGCCAGGCCGATTCGCTATTCCGGCCATGAGGCAGCCCTTCGCCAGGGGACGATCAGCCGCAGCACCACCACCGTCACCGGAACGGGAACGGCCTTCTCGTCTGCGATGGTGGGTTCGATCCTGCGAGTGGGCGATGTCACCAACATCCCGGGGCCGATTGAGTCGCTGACGCCGTGGGTGTCGGAGAGCCGCATTGCCACCGTGGGATCATCCACGGCCCTGACTACCGAGGACTCTGGGACGGTATCGGGTTCGACCAAATACCTGATCACCGATCCGATGGATGTGGCCCCGCACATGCAGGCCGCCCTGGATAGCTGCTGCGACTATTGGCTGGCCCGCATCCGCGGCCAGGCGGTGGACAAGGTGTTCCAGATGTACCAACGGGATCTGCGATTGGCCATGGAGCAGGACCAGCTCGCGCCGCTCAGTGGCCGCAGCCGTCAGGTCTACCATGATGGAGGCTGGCGCAGCCCGCTCATGCCAGACCAGGGATGATCACTATCGACGCATGGAAGGGCCTGGTCACTAACGCCAGCCCCTACTCCGCGCCTGCGACCGCGGCGGCCACGCAGGTCAATCTGCAAGCCCTGGTGCCGGGGTCTGTCGTTGTCCGCAGCGGCATGACCAACGTGTCGTTCGCCACGCACACCGGATCCACCACAGCCGTTGTGCAGATGTTTCACTTTCAGCACA